GCCTCTGCGAACTCGGCTTGGCGGACGACGACCGATGGGCGTAGGGCTGGTGTTCCCGTCTCTCGAAGCCGTGCCGGAACCCCTCCGGCATCTCGCGCACGAGAGCAATAATCAGTGGTTCGTCGATCTCCATCCGAACGATCCTCTCGTCGTGCTGACTGAGACGATCGCGGCGCTCACCCAGCGGATCGAAGCGCTCGAACGCGACATGCGGCACCACAACCTCCACACCATGCTGTTCAACTGATGCGCTTTCTACGCCCCCTCCTCTGCCGTCTCGGGTTCCACCCCCGGCTTCAGGTGATCCAGTCGTTCGGCGCCGCCGAGCACATCGGCTGTCCGGACTGCCGCCGCGAGTACGCGATCCACCACGGCGAGCGCGCCTCCCTCCCGTGGGATGCGGATTTCGAGAAGCTGTACGGCGCTGACGGCTTCGGCTACGACATCGACGGCGCCCGGCAGAAATGGCTCGCGCGATGAGTACGGAATGCGAAACCCTCGCGCAGCGGATGATCGCGTTGGCTGATGCTGGCGATCCCGCCGCCGACGACCTGCGCGAAGCCGCGTGGGCGCTGGACAAGGCGGCACTCGCGTACACGCGTGCACTGGGACGCGACGGGACGACGGAATCTCTCCTCCAACGATGGGCGATAGCCCGCCGTCTCTGGTGCGAACGTACGGGCGAGGATTTGATATGAGCGAAAGAACCTTCCCGACCCCCGAGATGATCGACGCCGCGATGCGGATCGAACTCACCCCGGGGGTCTACCTGTTCGACGTGCTCGGCTCGCCCGCGCGTGACGACCACGACCTCTGGCGGCTCGTCGGAGTGGACTCCACCGAACGAATCCCGCGCGGCGCCGAGGCGAGCGCGTGGCTGCGCTTCGTGTTCAAGCGGGTGTACGAAGAAATGATGAGGGCGGCGTGATTTCGAACGGCCACGGTAAGGTTTATCCTCGCGCGGACGGGATGCAGGCGAAATGCTTCGGACCGCCACACTGCCCGCAGTGCGCGGCGGAGCAGGCGTACAAGGACGCGATGGCGTTCCCCCGGGCGGAGAACCTCAGCGACGAAGTCCAGCGGCTCCGCGAGGAGAACGCCCGGCTACAATGTGAGGTCGAGTTCTACAAGAACGACGCCGAAGCCACCACCACGGCGCTCGACGAGTGCGTCGAGGAGAACGAGAAGCTCAAAGCCGACGTCGCGCGCTACAGCGACTCGCTCGTCACGTCTGCGCGTAAACGGAACGAACTCTTGACTCAGGTCGCGATGCTGCAAGTCGATCTCGGGGCGACGCAGAGCGAACTCAAGCGAGCCCGCGAGGCGACCGACGCCGCCTACACCGAACGCAACAAGTGCGTCGCGTTGATCGCCAGAATGGCGCTCAAGCTCGGTTGCGAGGTCGCGCTCACCCGCACCGCGATCGAGGGTTGGGACCCCGCGTGGCACGGCTGTCTCTACATCCAACTCCCGACCGGCCAAGTGAGTTGGCACTACCACACCCGCGAGGGGTATCTCTTCCTCGGGTTGCCCGTGCGGGGCGCGGTCTGGGACGGCCACGACACCCCGGAGAAGTACCGCCGGGTGTTCGACGCGTACCGTGACTTCCATACTCCACCGAAATCCCGATGACCGACGAATACCGCACCCCCACCCCGGAAGACACCGCCCGCGCGCTCGCGTGGATCGCGCAGAACAACGCGGACGGGACCTACGACGACCTCCTCAAGCGGCACGATGCTGGCGAGATCGCCCTCGGGATCATCTCGTATAGTGGCAAGCAGCTTGCGCTGATGCGGAACTACCGCGCGTATCTCGGACGGCAACTCGAACAGGCGAGCAGCTACGAGATCGACCCGCTCCGCGCGCGGATCAAGAACATCGACGCGGACATCGCGCGGGCGGAGGCCCTGATCGCTTCCCCCACGCTCTACTACAGCGTGAAGGGCGTCGAGGCGAAGACCGACCGATGATAACGCTGGAAGTCATCCACCAAGACTTGCAAACCATCGGGTATCTCTTACTCGGATGCTTCGTCTCCTTGTTCTTCCTTCTATTGAAGCGCTAGGCGTGCCCGTAGTCCTGCTCGACCTCGTCTACCTCGAAGGGCTGATGCGTTTCGCCGAGCACGGGATTCGCATCTCCAACGTCACGCATCCCGACCCCACTCGGCCGCATCTCCTATCGATGGCGGTCCACGCGGACCACCTCCCGTCTCGCGCGGTCCTCGCGCCGGAGTACGAGGTCACTTCGGACGGGAAAGTGCTCCTCAAAGGGCTCGTGTGGAACCGCAATCAGGCGGCCGACCTCCTGCGCGATCTCGCGACCGACCACCCCCGCAGGGACGAACTCATCTCGCTCGCGATGCTGTTGGAGTTCTACACCGACCGCCCGCTGCTCGGGAACGAGCCGCAGAAGATGGTGGCGGAATACAAGGCCGCGCGACGCCTCTACGAGGAATGCGGCGGCGAGCCTTCGCGGATCAAAATCCCCAAGGTCTCAAAGCCCTAGCAGTTTATCCCGCGCGACCCGCTGGATCACCATCGTCGCGGCGACCGCGATCGCGCCGAACGCGAACCCCGGGGTGTGCAGCACCCAAAGACAGAATCCTCCGACCGCAATCCCGGTGATCGCGGACAGGAACACGATGCCGATCAACGCGGAGAGCGGGTCCTTCGCCATACACGGTAGATAGCAGCGTTGCGCACCTTCCGCAAGAAACCTCGCCGCGCGCGCCGCACCCCCTCGCGTGCGGTCCGCAACTCCCCCAGAACCTATCCCGGCCGCCTCACGCGCCCGCCGCCCGGCTATTGCCGTTGGTGTGTCGCGCCGATCCTCACCCGCGACGGAAAACTCCACAGAAGGAAAACCTTCTGTTCGCAGAGGTGCGTCGGCGAATACCTCCTACGGGCGGACCCGAAGGTGATGCGCCGCCACGTGTTCCTGCGTGACGACGGGGTCTGCGCGGACTGCGGCGCGCAGCATCGCTACCTCGACGGCGACTGGCAGGCGGATCACGTCAAGCCACTCTTCATGGCGTTCGGCGATCGCTCGTTCTGGGAACCCACAAACGTGCAGATTCTCTGCACCGACCCTTGCCACAAAAGGAAATCGGCGGCCGACCGCGTTCGGTACGAACGCCCCGCAAGCACATCCAAATCAAAGAGTCAACACTCGAAACGTAAGAATTCTTGACATTTCGAACGAAATTTGTTACACGTCTCTCAACCTCGACAAAGACGACCGACGCGCACCGACGCGCGGGGGTCACTTTCTCGCCAACGCGACGGGTCGTCGCCCTGCACCGGGGTCCGGTGTTCTCACTGAGAAAGACTAAATGCCGATTCTGAGTTTCGACTCGCTGGACGCCGTCCCGGACGGTCTGCGCGAGTTCGCGAAGGATGCCGACGGGAAGATCACCGTCAACGTCGTGCCGGAAGCCAAGCTTTCGGAGTTCCGCGACAACAACATCACGGTTTCGAAGGAGCGCGACTCCTTCCGGGACCAACTGGACGTCTACAAGAAGATCGTCGGGGACTCCCCGGAAGACTTCGAGAAAGACCTCCAAGACCTCCGGCTCACCCGCGACCGTGTCGCGCAAGGTGATCTGAAGGAAAGCCGGGCCGTCGAAGAAGCCGTCGGGAAGCGCACCGAAGAGATGCGCAAGAAGTACGACGAAGAGCTTCAGACGAAGGGCAAGGAAACCGCCGCGTGGCGCCAGCGGGCGACCGAGGCGGAGAACCGCTACCGCGAATCCCTCGTGGTGCAGGCGGTGAAGGACGCGGCGAACGCGCCGGACTCGGGGGTCGATCCCCTCGCGACCAGCGACATCGCCAAACGGGCGCTCGGCATCTTCAAGGTGACCGACGACTACAAGCTGGTCCCGATGAACGGCGACGCGCCGATCTACGGGTCCGACGGGGTCTCCGCAATGACCCCGAAGGAGTGGCTGGCGAAGCTGAAGGAAGAGGCGCCGTACTTCTTCAAGGCTTCGCAAGGGGGCGGGAGCGGTGGCGAGACCACCCGCAAGACCCTGATGGGCCATACGATGAAGGATTTGCGCGCGATGACGTCGGCTGAAAAGCTGGCGATCGCGAACAAGGAACAGACCGCCAAGCTGTAAGCCAAGCGGTTTTTAATAAAGTCACTCGGTCACGATTCGCGTGATCGAGTGACTCACAGATTTCAAGAATTCCCTCGGGGTCGCCGGACGTCCGAGGGGGAGCCCGAGGCGGGGGCCGCCTCCTCAAAACTGTCTGGCGCTACGAAGGAAGCACTGAGCTTAAAATGGCTGCGGTCACTCTACTCCAAGCCGCCGAACTGGCGATGGGGAACGAAGAGATCAAGCGTGCGGCGATCATCGAACTGTTCGCCCAGCCCGATCTCCTGAAGGTTCTCCCGTTCATCGACATCCAAGGCGCCGCCTACTCCTACATTCAGGAAGGCCAACTCCCGGGTGTCGCGTTCCGTGGGATCAACGAGTCCTACTCGACCACCACGGGCGTCGTCAACCCCCAAGTCGAACGCCTCCGCATCGCGGGCGGCGACCTCGACGTGGACAAGTCGCTCCTGAAGACCCACGGGGCGGGCGTCCGCACCCAGCAGGAACGCATGAAGGTGAAGGCCCTGAGCCTCTACCTCGCGGGCAAGCTGGTGAACGGCGACTCCGAATCCGATCCGCGCGAGTTCGACGGTCTGCGCAAGCGCGTGACCGGCCCGCAACTCTTCCCGGCGGGCTCGACCGCTGGCGGTGACGCGCTGTCGCTGCAAGTGCTCGACGAAGCGATCGACGCCGTTGACGGCGCCACGCACCTGATCATGTCGAAGAAGATGCGCAACCTGCTCTCCGCAGCCGCGCGCAACACCGGCACGACCGGCTTCATGGTCTGGGACAAGAACGAGTTCGGCGAACGCGTCGCGTACTACAACGACATCCCGATCCTCGTCACCGACTACGACGACAAGAACGCTCAGGTGATCGACTTCAACGAAGCCTGCCCGGGCGGCGGTTCTTTGGTCGGCACCTCGATCTACGTCGTGAACCTCAGCGACACGGGCGTCGTCGGTCTCCAGAACGGCATCATGGACGTCACCGACCTCGGTGAAGTTCAGGACAAGCCGGTCCTGCGGACCCGCGTCGAGTGGCTGATCTCGCTCGCCGTCCTGCACGGCCGTGCGGTGTCGCGCATCTGGGGCATCAAGAAGGCTGCGGTGGTCGCCTAATCGCGGCCACTCCCCCTTCTAACGCAATCTAAAGGAATACTCCTCAGATGGAATCCAAGATCAAGCACCAGTACGACTCGGCTCTCGCCCTGCGTGCTCCCGGCGGAGCGGCTCTGACCGCCGACGCCACCATGACGAAGATCGACCTGATGCGGCTGACCGCCGGTCGCGGCGATCTCGTGAACCGCTACGGCATGGCGGACTTCGACGTGGTGGTGTTCATCTCCGCCGCGCCGGTCACCACCAACGAAACGTACGTGCTGGAATTCACCACGTACGACGCCAACGGCGCGAACGGCCAGATTCAGGAAACCTTCACCGTCGCCGCTGGCGCGGTGGGCGTCCCGCTGGTCTTCAAGTTCAACGTGGACACCTTCACGGCGCTCGACGCGGACGCCGCGCAGTTCTCGATCAACGTGAACGTCTCGGGCACCGCCCCGTCGATCACCCTGTGGGCGTTCGTCTCCTCGGGCTGCTAAGCACGGAAGAGCCGAACTCACCGGTTCCTGAAACGCCGGGGCGCAAGCCCCGGCGTTTTTCTTTCGCGATACACCCAGCGGTACTACAGCTTCAAAGGCGTTGAGGAGGTCATGTCTCCCCAACGCCTTATCCGCTGCGCACCGGGGCTAGGTGAGCCCCGCCTGTCTACCGCCGGAGTAGATTCGACGCAAACGCAAATCGCCCGAGGCTGCACTCACGCGCCTCGGGCGATCCGCAAAGAGGGACTCTACGCTACTACACTCGACGCTACGCTACTCATCGGCTCCACACCGCAGGGGGGGAAACGGCGCTACGCCGGTACGCTCACTGTTAAGCCACTCATCGACTTCACGTCCCATTGGGGGGGAGGATGGACGTTCGGTCGGTACGCTTACTCAACTGTCGGACGGGAGCGCAGGGAGGGAGACGTTCACCGCGTCCGATGAGATGAAGGTAGCCACCGCTGCGCTAGGTGTCAACACGATTTTTGTCAGAATCTCTGAAAAAGATTCGGGCCGGAGATCGCTCCCCGGCCCTTGCCGAACCCAGAGCCGCCGCAACCACACAGAGGCTCCGCAGGCTTTCTATGTCGGTGGATGTCGGTTGTCAACACTCGTGGTGAGGATCGCGCAAGCAAAAACCCCCGAGGGCGAACTCGGGGGTTTCTGCGTTCGGCGCGACCACCGAACGCGGTTCGGAGGGGCCTTGACCTCCAAAGCTTAGCAGGCTCGCGGGGTCAAGCGCAAGCCTTACTTCGCCGGACGCTTCACGTCGCAGGCGGTCCCGGCGGCCGCCATCGCGCGCGCGACCGCCTTGTCTTCGCAAAGGAGTTGCACGGCGGCGTCGCGGAACCCCATCATCGCGAGTTCGCGGGCGTTCTTCAGGCGGACGCAGTTCTTGTCGGTCCACGTGGTCCCGAGCGACAGACCGAAACCGATCCCCTGCCCCCCGGCGGAGGACGAACCCATGCAGGTGTCCGAACCGGCGGTCAGCGGGGCGGAGTAGGCGGTCGAGACCGGCGCGCGCTGATAGGTGTCGCCGTCCACGCGGACGCTCTGTTGCGAGTTGTTCGCGTTGGCGGTCGATTGCGACTGCCCCTGATGCGCGGTGGCGTTCTGCGACTGCCCTTGGTGCTGGTTCGCGTCGCCGCCCTTGCCGCCCGCCCCGCCGAGCGCGACGTTCGAGTTGTTGTTGCTGGCGCTCGCGTTCCCCCCGGCGCCGCCCTTACCACCGTGCGCGGAGTTCACGTTGGTGTTCGATACCGGACCGGTCGCGACGTTTCCGCCGTTCGACGTGACGGTCGTGTTCCCGGTGTTCGTGGTGTCGTGAGTGGAATCGGCGAACGCAGGCTGCGCGCACAGCAGCGCGACGGCCGCAGCGGCGGCCGTGAAGACTCTCGATGATTTCATTGGTTTCTCCTTGAGGGAAGCGGGCAAAAAGACGCCCGGTCGTCGCGAATCCCGACCGGGCGCCAGTTTCCAGCATGTGAGCACGATGCAAGAACTCACACACGGGATACATCCCTCGCGGGAGTCAGGAAGTCAAGCGGGAAATGTCAATTTCCCTGACACCGCGTCCTCCAGTGGGACGGGGTAGAAATTGGTGTGTTCGACGCTGACGCAGAGGTAGCGCGGGTCAGGTCTGCGCAGCCAAGCGAGCGGGGGATTGGTCATCACCCGCCGGGCGTGCAGATGCCCGTGAAGGTTCAGCTTGAACCGCTCGATCGACTCCGGATGGATCGGGATGTGGCTGAGGATCGCCTCGCCCGGCAGCACCTTGTACCCTCGGACGTCCTCGAAGTACGGCGCGTAGTCCTTCAGCGCGAAGATGTCGTGGTTCCCCTTCACCAGCACCTTCTTCCCGTGGAGCCTGCCGAACACCTCGACCCCGCGTTTGTTGATCGCGACGTCGCCGAGCACGTACACGCGGTCGTGCGGCTTCACCACCGAGTTCCAGCGCTCGGTCATGTCGGCGTCCATCTCGTCCGGCGTGTCCCATGGGCGCAGCTTCGTCCCGTCGTCGCGCAGGAAGTGACAGACGCCCGCGTGGGAGAAGTGCGGGTCGGCGGTGACCCAAGAGGTTTTCGTCTTCATGTGTCGCTCGCGTAGTGCGCTTTGTACCGAGCGGATTGCTCCGGCGTCAGTCCGAACCCGTCCCAGTCGAGAATTCCGAGCGCCTTGTCGATCGCCCATTGCGCTTCGAGGCTGAGCCGGAAGTAGTCCCGGGGGCGCCCGAACGACGCCTCGTACATTTCCTCTTGGGTCATGCGTTCTCCAGAATCGGCTGGCGCAGCAAGTTCTCCAGACCCCCGTCCGGGCGGTAGACGCGCCGGAACCGCCCTTCCCAGTATCCGGCGTAATGTACCGTCAATTCGCCGATCATGTCGCACTTCGGCGGCTCTACCCCTCGAACCACGATCACCACCTCGCCCCAGTGATCCGGTGCGCATACGTCGAGCACGTTGTAATTCTGCCCGACCGTGAGTTCCGGAGCCGCGCGCAAGATGACGCCCAGCGGATGTTTCCGCGCGCCGTTGAACACGCACACAACGACGTCGCCGGACTGTAGGTCACTCATTTCGTACCTCTACCGCGCTCACCCTAGCGACGTCGCTGTGGGGAGTCAACACACTCGGGCGCAAGCACGATCTGCGCCACGTGTCAAGACACACAACGTCAGAATTATTGACATTTTGCGCTTTTCGTGACATGACGAGAGGGGAATTCTCTCGGGTCTCACGATGTCGGACGTCAATATCTCTGTTTACGACAACGAAGACCTTCGGCACGACTTTCAGTTGCTCGCAGGGACCTCGATCGACGACGCTGTAGCGACCGACGTGACCGGTTGGAGCTTCGCGGCGGAAATCCGTGACGAGAAGGACGCGCT